CTCCTTGGGAAGTTAGTACTTGTCCAGTAACACCTACGTTAGCTACTGACTGCAAAGCTCCTGTACCTGTAGTACCACCGCAAATAACTGAATATGGTGTAGTTGCAGTTCTTCCTGTTCCTCCATACGGAACTGTTATGGTGTTCCCATTCCATGTAGCGTTAGTGATTAGTCCACTATTCAGGTTTAACGATGTGAATATAGTGATCCCAGTATTATCAAAGCTTATTAAATTATTACCTGTAAGAGAAGCGCTGACAAAATTCTGTAATGTTAAAGAACCATAAGTATCGGTATTAGTAGTTAGATGAGTCCACCTAAAACCAGAGAACAAATTGTTCCTATATTCCATATTGAACTGAGAAGGAATAGCTATGGTCGGAATAAAACTATTATTAATCTGTAATAACGACAATTGTTGAGTATAATTTAATTGCTGGGTAGCTCCCAGAATATTCAAAATCGGATTGATTCCAGCTACTGTTATAACGCTCATTGGCATAATATTACTCCCATTTTATTTCAACATTATCATTAAATAAATCCCACACCCATTTAGCATTGATAGCATCATAATCCGCTTGTGGTGATGCGGCTATATCTTGTATTCTACCACCTACAACATTAATATTACTATCTATTATAAGTGTAGTCTTGCCTGAAGCACCTGCTGCTCCTGGTGCGCCAGCTAAACCATTCGCCCCAGTCGCCCCAGTCGCCCCAGTCGCCCCGGTGTCCCCTGTATCTCCTCGTGCGCCTCGTCTTACTCCCAAGAGAGAGATGGCAAGAGCAGTAGCTGCGGCAGCAGCAGCAGCGGCAGCAGAAGCCCCAGCAGAGCTTGCTTCTGCTGCCGCATCCGCTGCGGCGCCAGAAGCTTCAACTGCCGATGCAGCAGATTCTTCAGCAGATAATGCCGCTTCTTCAGCTAATGCCTCTAATTCAGCAATTGAGAACTCACTATCTGCAATTTTACGACCGTTAGCCCCATCCCATATAACTACGTTCCCCGGTATAACAACATCTGGAAAATCAGGCCCTGAAACATTTCCGTAATCAGTTCCTTCTACCGCTAACTCAACTACACCACCATCTGTTGCTTTTAAAATTCTGGGATCTCCAGGACCTGCACTTATAAGTTGATCCAAAGCCTGAGCATTAGGCAAATTTACATTACCAGCCTGTAGTATATACAAAGCATTAGAAGGGGCGGTAGTTGTCCAATCTAATATACCTGTTAGTCCCGTAGTATTTGTTAAAACCTGACCTGCTTCCCCAGATGTCGCTGGCAATTCCCATTTTACATTGCTAGGTATGACATCTGGGGCGATAAAAGATACGTTATTGTTAAATCCAGTATCAAAAAAAGAAACCTCCCGTGTTCCGACTTGGGTATCAACAAATATATCCGTACAAGCGATAGTATTAGTTACATATAATGAGTTTACGTTTTTTATACTTTCTCCACCAACAACAGTAATAGCGCAATCTTTTATCTTCCTACCTGTATTACCATCCCAGATAGCCAGACTTTCATTAAGTGAAACCGCTGGATCAGGGCCTGAGACATTTCCATTACTATTAGCCCACTGTAATTGTGTACCATCTGTATTTGTTAAAACCTGACCAGCTATTCCTTGTTGATCTGGCAAAAACCATTCAACATCATTCAACAAAAGAGCCGGACCTTTTAATATAGCAAATTTTGTAAAAGCTGGAGTTTGATCAGATAGCAGCAGCTCTTTGGTTTGTATATTATTTTTGGAAACCATAATACCGTCACTTTGTACAGCATTTGTTGCTGAGAGAATATTACCTTTTAAAGAATTAATTCCTATAACATCATCAGTACCAATAATATGAATAGTAGAAGGATATATTAATTTAGGATTTGGGGGGTATGGCCCAGGTTCTAAAATAGGAATAACTCCATCACCTGGGGGAGGAGCACTAACATCTAGATAATCCGTTCCTGCTACTGCTATAGATATTTGACCAGTAGCTTCTACTTTTGCTATTCCACCTGGCGCTAAATCTTCAAGAAATTGAGAAAATGGCATAGCCAACCTAAGAAGTGGATTCCCTTCGTTTAAAACAAAATGAGCAAGAGCAAATCTTGCATTGATCAATGCAAGATCAGCAAACATAGCACCTAAACGATTAGATATTTCTGGTCTACCTAAGTTATTTCCTTCCCATATTTGACCTACAAAACCTCCGCCAATTGGATCTGGTATTATTGTTTGTCCTAAATCAGGCAAATTATCAATAGTGATAGTTCTATATTCCGTAGGAGTATTAGTCGCATCACCAATCCACAAATAACCTTCGGTAAGAAAAGGAATAACTGTTGGAGTTGTACTAACTGTGCCAGCAGTATTATATATATAGCCATTAGCTAAAGAATCTAATACTTGAGCATTTGGCAATGATGCATTTGGAGACCCTATAACAAATGAAGCATCAAGTATATTTGATAAGATAGGAGAAGGCATCGCAATACCATTACTATCACCTACTAATACATAAGTGGGATCACAGAGTATTCTACCTGTAACTGGTGAAATAAAATTATGCAAAACATCAAATTTCATATTAATTTATTGCATCCTCATTTGCTTCTAAATCACCTAAAATAGCTATATCATCATGTAACGCTACTCTATTTTCCGCAGCACGAGTAAGTATAGCCAAACGGGTAGCCTCCCATCTTTCATCTGATCTAAAACGCTCTATTTCTAACCTTTCATGAGGAGCAAGATTGTGTAACATCCTATTATCTAATTGAGGATGTGCGGCATTATATTTTTCTTCTTCTTGCCTCTGACGAGCTACAGCTCCCTCGTTAGCTCGCTGCCAATCTCTAAACCTTGCCATCTCTGCTTCATAGGGATTGGGCGGCACTATTGCCTCCTCGTGAATAAGAGGTGCTGCACCATCGTTTTGTTGATCGTTCTCTTGGCAACGTCTATAACATGCCCTGCAAACATGAACAACAGCTCCAATCAAACAAAAAAAGAATGCCTGAGTATGTATTAAAATGCTTAACATTGCTCATCTCACCAATGAATATTCTGTAACTTTAGCATAAGTTGCGCATTTGGCAAAACTGGATTTGCATTAGGGTCAGAATAAGCATCGTTGCCTGGCACTCTTGGATTCTTTATAGGACGCGGGTCAGCTTTTACAAGTGGTGGTCTATTTTGTTCTGACGGCACATCTAAATAAGGCTTACCAACCATAAGACCAGTCCATACTAACCTATCACCACGCCATTCCATTTGCTTAACCAAATCCTTATGGTTAAAATCAAAGCCGCTCTCATCACATACTCCAAGTGCCGAAGGGTTGTCTGCATCAATGACTACATTTTTCCCTTTCCAACGATTAACCCAACTCATTTAAACCTCTCCATAGTCTTCATCTCCGCGAATACTTATGTTTACGGATTCAGAATCTGATACCGTCGCAAGATTAAATGATTGCTCATATTCGCCTTTAAATGCGGCTGCTACTTGAGGATTATATTTTAAGGCAAGTTGATAACTTAAACCCCATATTAAAGCAGGGTAAAAACGTGATGGAATCTGCAAAGCGTTAGTATAAAAAGCCCCAGCATCCTGGATCATTTGTTTATAGGAATATAGCAAACAATTATATTGATTAGTAGGCGCAGGCCATAAATTAAGAACTGGGATAATTTGGCGATCTAAATAATAAGTACTTGGACGACCTTGTAATTTCTTGTTTGGATAATTCAAATATTCATATCTACTTACATTACTTATCGGTATATCAATAATATTATTATTAAAATAAATTTCTTGAATATCAAGCGTTGCACCTCCAGTTTCTCTTATACGATACGCTCTAGCCTCAATAGGAGTAGGTACATCAATCCATATAATGCTGCCTTTAATAAAAGCTGATTTTGGAATTGTAGCTAATGGAAGCCAATCAATATTATTTAGTGAACTTTCTACTGTAATAGAATAAGTAAGATTGGCATTAGATTGAATACCTACGAAGTTTATTTGTTGAGTTACATCCTCTCCATAATCATATGAAATCTCACCATCTTGAGCATTCTGAGTACAAGCAGTTAGTGGGTCTCCATCAAAAGCATCTTCGGCATTACCACTACTAGCAGCAGCAGTTCCATCTAATTGACGTGTTGATGTTCTAAGATTTGCTTGTATGATGTTACTAACTGTAACAGGCAAAGTATATTGTATCTGCGCAGGTACAAGAGACAGATAACTAGATTCTAAAGTCCAAAGATTTATACTTTTATTCATCCACTCTAAAAGCAGAAGATCAATACTTCTTTTAGCTGAATCCAATTTTTGAGGCTCTACAAATTCTCCTAAAATACCTATTCTTTCAAAGGCTTCTCTGATAATAAGCTCAATTTGAATAGATTGAAAATTAAAAGTTCCAGAAGTAGGTAGCATTGATATTACTCCTGTAAAAATATAAAGTCAAAAGTATCGGTAATAGGGGTTGCAGAGCTATTAACTTTTAATAGCACAAAATTAGTAATCTCACTTGAATTTCCTATTTGTGAAGAGGTTTCATTTACAAACCCCAAAGCAGGAAAAAATTTTGTAGTTAGTTGGTCATTAAAAGCAAGATAATTGTTATTAACTTGATCGAGCGTTTGAAATAATGAATAATTAATACCTGAACCAGCTGGTAATAATACTGTCGCAGAATAATTAATCACAGTTGTTGCAACAGTATTAACTACAATCAAAGGTAAAAATCCCGCGTTACCAGTTCCTGCTCTAATCCCAGTAACTGCTGTACTTGCTGTTACCGAGATAATAATGTCATAATATTTTGCGCCATATACTGTAGCACCGATATTTGGACCAGAAAAGTTCTCAGTCACATAAGCGCCATTTTGAAATCCTGCAATTGTAAACGATGTACCAGTATAATTATTAGTAGAAGAACTAATTGATATTGATCTTATAACTTTTGTTTTAATAAAAGAAATCTGGTTAGGAATACTTAGATCTGCAAATGTTCCATTTAATACTAAATTACCAGGCGATGCTAAATTCTGCAAAGCCGCTACAGCAGATAAATCTTGTATTGGCCATGTTAGTTTGGTAAAAGTTGACATTAAGACATCTCTTTTTAATTATTATTTTCGTCCAAAAACCCTTAATGTCTCAGCTAAATTAGCTCTTTTTCTGGTTAAAGAATTTTTAGAATGTTCGGCTTTTTCTAGTTTTTTTCAGGAATTTTCTTGCCCTCAGGAACTCCTAAGGCTTTATGTAAAGCACCTTTGTGTTCTGGGTTAATAGCTCCTTGAATCCAGTTTTTTCCAGATTTCGCCATTATTTCTCTTTTTGCTCTACTATGCGCCATATCAAATCCTTATATTTGTCTAAAATTCATATCAATACTATTAGTTATCTCTCCAACCTGTCCATTGATGTAGATTAGGAATGAAGCGTATGGGGGAGAAGGTTGAAAAAATGGAGCGGCAACCGTTGGAGAAAGGGGAAAGATATATTGATTCTCTGCCGCACTTCCTTTTATCTGAAATAGATTAAAATTATTAGCTACAGCAGCTAAAAAAGTTGCACCATTATTTTTAATATCTAAAACTGTACTAAAAATAGTTGTGCGAATACTTGCAACAGTTAATTTTGATGTAGTCAAAATATAATTAATATTATCTCGCTCAAGATTAATATTAATCAATGGGAAGAAGCCAGTATATCCCGTGCCAGCTCTTACCTGGTTTGCAGCATTATTTGTTGCTATGGAATAAATTTTATCATAAATTTGTATGGAATAAACAGTATTAGCGTTAGGTCCTACTAAAACTTCGGTAATAAGAACTCCATTTTGAATACCGCTTATAGTAAAGTTCACTCCCCCAAGGTTATTTGCAGAAGTAAGAGAAATGGATCTGCTATATCCACGATCAATAAACGATACCTGGTTTGTAACTTGATCAGCGAGGTTGCCGTTTAAAACAAGATTAGTCGCACCAACAGTACTTTGTAGCGCACAGACATCCACATTATTAGCCACTGGAAAAACATATCTTAAATATCTAGCCATAAACCGATCCTCTTTTAAAATAAAGTAGGAAAATTAGATATTTAACTTCTAATTTTCCTACTCTTAATTATGTAACATTAAACTCCAGGTGAACCAAAGATCCCACGTGGATTAGATACGCCAAAAGAATAACGCTCAGTAGCCTTAGCCATAACGTTATCTGTTGGATAATCGACGTAAGTATCAGTCTCAACCGGTGTTCTTTGAAAATGTTTTAACCCATCTTCTGCATCAGTAATGATAAACCAAGCAGTAGCCGAAGTTAGATACTGATTAATTTTGTAACCGTCAGGAATATAGTCATTGTGATACAATGCGTTAATATCATTGTTTGCTACATCCACACGGAAAGCAGAATTAAGCAACCTAGAAGCGGCAAATTGCAACTCTCTCGGTAAAATAAGTTTTTTAGCCATAGTCTGAGACAAAATTCCACTTTGCATTGGGAATTTTTGAATCAAAATAATAGCTTGCTCTACTCCTGCCTCACTAAAATCAACGTTTGCAGCACCTCCACCAAAGGCATTAGAGAATACACCGCCATCAATTGGGTGAGTTGTAGAACATACAGATTGACCGTCACCGATAGGATAAGCTGCATTAAAAGCATTATTTAATACATTTGCACCAAGAATATTCTTAGTCACCCTTAAAGAATTTCTAAGTGAAATTGCTTGTTGTGGAAACTGATTTTGATACAAGTTATCTTCAACGGCTTCTTTAGTAATCGTAAAACTTAAACCCACCCTTTTGTGAATATAATTTGTTACAATTCTTTGTCCCATACTATCAGTAGCAATAGGTTGGCCTTCTGGTTTTATATCAGCTGCGCCAAGATATTTCATCTCAACTTCAATTTCCTGATACTTGTCTGATTGGTAAGTTTTAAATATCTCTGTCCATTGTTCAGGATATGTTGGATATTGCCCAAAGACCGCCTTTAAACCAGGGCGGAGTAACTGAGCGATTTGTCCGGTATTTATCATAATTTTATACTCTTTCTATAATTAAGCAGCTACTACGCCAACAGAACCGCCTCTATAAGCATGATTGTTGATTGTGACCATTACATTTAGGAAAGCGGCAGTTGTTGCATCTGCTACATAACTAATAGGTTGACTTAGATTGTTTGGATCATTGGTATAACCGATCACTTTTAAAGGTAAGGTAATGACAGTATGTGCTGGATCGTTTGCCGTAAATACTTTAGCTAAATAAGCTCCTGATTGACCGGTACGAGTACTACCAGCAACTGGGTTATTCGGAACTAAGTTTGCACCTCCACCGCCGAGTCCAAGTCCAAAGTTTTGACCCATTAAACCGTACGGAAGACGTGCATCATTCAATACGTTTGTCCAAGTCGATACTTGTATATCAAAAACTGCACTTGGATCATCGATGACAAGAGCTGTAATTTTACTACCAGGCATAACTGCTGTAGCAGCTGGCCAGTAAGGAGCTTTGACGAGTACGCCCGTAGGTAATGTATATTCACAACCCATGAAGACACCAACGATTGAAACGGCATTTGTTCCGGCATTACCGTCTGCGTTAAATCCATATCTTGCTATTGTGCCACCACCTTGAGCAGCGATAGCTTGATTCCAAATTACTGGATCTCCTGTAAATATACTTGTGCCGTAAGTTGCTACTCCGTCTGCGGGAGCGCTTATATAATATGTGTTTGTTTTTTCAGTCCAGCTACCACCATTGATTGATGAGAGTGGTCTTAAGCCGAATGGTGCATTTACGCCATAAGCCATATAAACCTCTTGTTTTAAATTTAAAAAATTATTTTTTTTAAATCTTTTAAGGTAGAGATTTAAGAGACCGATAAAACGATTTTAAGTTTCGTAGAAACTAAGTAATTGGATAATCTTTTAAGGATAGAT